TCATTCGGCTGTTGATGCTCAGGCTGTCGCAGATCGGTATATTGCCCAAAGAGCCTTCCCATTAGCAGTATTTCAAAGCATCACTTTTCCAATAACAAATCCTGAGATTGATAACTCAGATCGGGATAACCTTCTCGGTGTCTTTATGGGTCAGCCGTTAAACATCACAAACCTACCTGATCAAATCTCGGGTGGAGAATTTGAAGGATATGTTGAGGGATGGCGTTGGAGCACTCGCTTTAATGAATTATTCCTGACAATAAATCTTTCACCAGTTGCGTTCAGCCAAGTCGCTATGCGATGGAACACTGTGCCTATTGGTGAGGCTTGGAACACGTTATCCGCAACTTTGACATGGGAATACGCTACAATCGTATCCTAAGAATAGGACAATATGGCAACCACTACTAACTATGGCTGGACAACACCAGACGACACCGCGCTGGTTAAAGATGGCGCAAGTGCTATTCGCACACTTGGCACATCAATTGATACAACAACTAAAAACTTAAACCCTTCAACAACTCTTGGCGATATTGAATATCGTTCATCAACATCTAACACAAACACAAGACTTGGAATTGGATCAACTGGTAATGTTTTAACAGTATCAGGTGGAGTTCCAGCTTGGGTTGCGCCTGGTGGTGGAATTTCAACTTGGACAGTATTAAATTCAGGTGGCACATCTTTAAGTGGCGCACAAACAATAACGGTTTCAGGCATAACTGGTCAAAAAGAAATTTTAGTAATTTTAGAAGGTGCATCTAGCACATCAGACGGAACGCAAATCCAAATTCGACCAAATGCTGATAGTGGAACAAATTATACAAATTATGGTTTTCAGTATCATTCGCCAAGTGGTTATTCAAGCGGAAACGGTCAGGGTTTTGCGGATCAGGGTTTTAGCGCAAGCACAGAAATTCGAATTGGTGTAATGAGTGATAATGCAGCCTCAGTTATTTATGGTGCTTGTCACATTGAAACTGCCAACACAACAGGTTGGAAAAAATTTACTGCTACAGGCGGTGGCACAACAGCAGCAGGAACAGGACAAAGAAATTATGCTACACAAGGTATTTGGGAAGCTGCTGCTGAAATAACTTCTATTCAAATTAGGTGCGCTGGTGGAACACTTGATGCAGGATTAGTTTATGTTTTAGGAGGATCTTAAAATGAAAATAATAGAAAAAGAATTTAATGTAATTACAGGCGAGGAAACAATTACCGAGCGTAATGAAACTGTTGCCGAAGCAAAAGAGCGTTTAGATTACGCGAAAGAAGTTGCAGCTAGACAAGCCGAAGCCGAAGCAAAGGCAACAGCACGCCAAGCAATTGCAGATCGTCTTGGTTTAACAGCTGATGAACTACAAGTATTGCTTGGCTAATGAAGGCTTGGTTATCTAAATCTGCCGTTCAACTTCGGGAGCAAGTTGATGATTGCTTCCCAGAGCGCATTCGTAAATCTGATGGGTGGATTGGTGATGCTAAACATAGCGCACGAAAGAGCGACCATAACCCCGACACAAACGGATGCGTCAGAGCAATTGATATTGACGCTCGGCTATCTGACGACAAAGGGATTTCAACATATCTGGCAGATCAAATTCGACAATACGGGAAAACCAGTAAGCGGATCAGTTATGTAATCCACCAAGAGAAAATTGCTTCTCCTTTACTTGGTTGGAAATGGCGTAAATACAAAGGCATCAATAAGCATAATCATCACATTCACATCAGTTTCAAATCAGATCAGGATAACAATTCAGAGTTTTTTGACATCCCACTACTAGGAGGCAAGCAATGAAACTAACAAAGAAACACAAAGCAGCAATCAAGTCATACCTAAGAGCAATTGCAGCTTCTGGAATAACTGTGGCTCTTGCCATTGTGGGAGATATTAAACCTGAATACGCAATTCTGCTTGGCTCGTTAATTGCCCCACTAATCAAAGCCATTGATCCAACTTCTGGTAAAGAAGCCGATTATGGTATTGATGCTAAATGACACCGAACGATTGGGTCGCTATCGCGCTTGGCGGATGCGGCATCGTAAGCAGTTTATTTTTGGGTCTGCGCTGGGTTATTAAATCTTACTTAGCCGAACTTAAACCCAATTCGGGATCTAGCATGAAGGATCAATTAACAAGACTTGAACAGCGTGTCGATGACTTGTTTGTCTTAATCAGTAAGCGATAATTTTATTTATGGCGAACACACGCAAACCTTCTAAACGCAAAAAGATCAATAAGCGTATCGTTCGCCATTCTCCTGAGCCATTAAGTAAATTAGATCAACATTACACAGCTCTGCATGAATGCTATAAAGCAGCTCGTAAAGCAGGATTTACACCAGAACACGCCTTTTGGTTAATGACCGAGCATAAGACTTTTCCTGATTGGATCGTAGGCGATGGAGGAATTATTCCTTCCATAGATCCAACTGACGATGAGGAAAATGATTAAGGCTAACCGCAGGTATCTCGTCACCCCAGATCTACAAATTCCACTACACCACCCACAAGCTGTAAAAAACCTAATTCGCATGAGCAAACATGAGAAGTTTGATTATGTATTAAATGTTGGTGATGAGTTGGATATGACTTCGCAGAGCCGTTGGGTAAAACACACAAAACTTGAGTTTGCAGAAACACTCGATGAGGAAAGAACTATTGCCCAAAACATTCTTTACGATTTAGGCACGACAGATATAATTAGATCAAATCATACCGATAGATTATTTACAACACTTCTTAAAGGTGCGCCATCATTACTGGGATTGCCGGAATTGGTTTATGAAAAATTTATGAATTACTCAGATCTTGGCATTCGTTTCCATAAAAGGGCTTATGAGTTTGAAAAAGGCTGGTATCTTGCTCATGGCGACGAAGGGGTTATGTCTAAGCACGCTGGCATAACTGCCCTTAATCTGGCTAAAAAGTGGGGTAATAGCGTAGTTTGTGGGCATACCCATAGGCAGGGTGCTACTCGACACCAAACTGGCTTAAATGGGCGTTATTCAACGATTTGGGGCATTGAGGCAGGTCATCTAATGGACATGAAAAACAAGGCTTCTTATCTTAAATATGCTTCAGCCGACTGGAATATGGGCTTTGTTGTGTTGAGTTTTGGCAAGAAAGGAATGAGCGTGGAAGTAGTTCCAGTAAATCATGATGGGTCATTCAGCTATAATAAGCGTTCTTATGGAGTGTGAAACAGACTATCAGCCACGCACGATTGATGATCATATCGATGCAGTTGAGGCTCTTGGCTTTATCTAATCGTTATAAAACACGCCGAAAGTAATTAACCACGCTTCCTTGATTTAGGTCATACTTTATGTATCCACAACCGCTGTGGAAATGTAAGGGAGCAACATGACACTAAAAGAAGCTGGTCTATTGTGGGTCGCATCGATGGTATTAATCATCTGGGCTTACGGAATACACCAAAACGCAAAGCAAACTCATTACTGGCGTGGTCGCAAAGACGGCTGGGATATGCACCGCAGAATGATTGATAATAAAACTAATGCCGACAAATACTGAAACTTTATTTGATGAGGTCATTACTACGATCCAACAGCGCGGAAGCGTTTATGGACATCCGTATTACAACCACAAACGAATTGCGGGCTTATGGTCTGCTTATCTCGACTTCCCAATCACACCACACCAAGCTGCATTATGCATGGCACTGGTCAAGGTTTCTAGGCTTAGTGAAACGCCAGATCATTACGACAGCATCAAAGACTTCATCGCCTATGGATCTGTCTATAAAACTGTGCTTGATGCAGTCCAAGACGAAAACTGGGAGGACTAATAATGGCTTTTAATTTAGCAGATTACGAAACAGTAGAAACAAGATTGGAGAAATGGCATGGACAATTTCCAGATTCAAGGATCGAAACAGAACTTGTTGAGGCATCAAACACTCGATTCATTGTTATTTGTAGGCTATTCAAAACAGAAGCAGATGCCAAGCCGTGCTCGTCGGGTATTGCTTCTGAAACGATTTCGGATCGCGGTGTTAATGCGACTTCTGCCTTGGAGAATTGCGAAACTTCAGCGATCGGTAGAGCACTTGCAAACGCAGGTTTTGCAGCTAAAGGCAAAAGAGCATCAAGAGAGGAAATGGTAAAGGTTGTCAATGATGAACCTAAATCATTTCAAGAAAAGTTAGAAAGCAAACAAAACATTTACGGAAAGTCCGGTAGATCTGCTGCAATTGAAACTGCACTTCGAAGTTCATTTGAAGCTGATAAAGATGTTGCTCCTGTTGCTTGGACTGTTGGCGATGTTGTATCGGAGATCGGTGCATCAATCCCTAATGAGCCACCAGCCTGCGAGCATGGTCATATTCTTAAAGAAGGAATATCTAAAGGAGGTAAGCCTTATCGTGGGTATGTATGCAAAGCAAAACAATGCGAACCTAAATGGGCAAAACTTACAGCTAACGGAAAATGGTATTTTGAAGGAGGTGAATAAATGGGTGAATTACAAATCATTGATGGCTCTGGCTTAACTGCTACTTTTACAGATAGCGGAGTAAAGGTAGAACCATCAACTCAGATTTGCGATGTATGCAACGATGACAGATTACTTCATGAGGGCGATCTGCTTCGATGCTATGTTTGCCACGCAATCAATCGGATTCCATAGTGCCGAACTACGAATACGAATGTGATGGCGAGGGATTGAGTATTGTATTGGATCTACCAATGGAGCACGAAATCCCCCGTTGTCAAGTATGCGGTGCTAATTTAAGGCGTGTCTATTCAGCTGTTCCAGCAATCTTTAAGGGAAGCGGATGGGGAGGAAAAAATGGGTAATTATGCTAGAGGCAGGACAGGATATAATCGCAATGATGATTACTATACGCCAAGATGGATATTTGCAGCATTAAACGCTAAATTTGATTTAGATGTTTGTGCTCCAACTGGTGGTGTTGCATGGATACCAGCTGATAATTATTTTGATATAGAAACAGATGCATTAAAACAAGAATGGTATGGGTTTGTCTGGTGCAATCCACCATACAGTGATGCATCGCCTTTCATCAATAAATTTATTGATCATGGCAACGGAATTATGCTTGTTCAACTTAGTAAATCTAAAGGTTTTATGAGATTGTGGAATGAAGCAGACGCAATGTGTATGCTGCCCAGAGATATAAAGTTTGAACATAAAGATGATGGCAGAAAAGATATTTTTATGCCTGTTGGGTTATTTGCAATGGGCAGTAAAGCAAAGATGCATTTAGAATTATCAGGAATTAACAAAGTCAGATGAACTTTAGATGCAACTTTTGTTCAGCCAATTCAAAGTTTATCTGGATGGATGGCTATGACACAGCTGATGGCTTTCGTGTATTCCAGTGCCTAAAATGTTGTGCTATCGGAACAAAGAACCTAGCAGAAGCGACTGACACTCAAGAGCCTGTTATTCGATGCACAAAGTGTGGATCATGGCAGTTCGTAGATCAGGTTTGCCACACTTGCGAATTGATTGGAGCAAAATGAAGTTTGCTTATGCTGATCCACCATACTTTAAGCAAGGTAAGAAACATTATGGAAAACTACATGATGAGGCTGGTATCTGGGATGGTAAGCAAGCGCATTGGGATCTTATTGATCGCCTGATGGCTGAATATCCAGACGGATGGGCTCTTAGCTGCAATCCTGCTGATCTATCGTGGATGATTAAACATGATGGCATTCGTATCTGCGCATGGACTAAGACATTTCATCAGATTAGACCAGTCACAAATCAATATGCTTGGGAGGCTGTATTGCTTTATGGAGGTCGCACAGTCTATAAGAGAAAGCCTATGGTAAGAGATTGGCTCAGTTGCTCAATAGCCATGAAAAAGGGTCTAGTGGGTGCTAAGCCTGATGCTTTTAATCAATGGATACTCGATCTACTTAATTATGAAAATGGAGATGAATTACATGATCTGTTTCCTGGTTCAAATTCAATGGCAGATGCAATAACATCCCGCACGCTTACGACACGCGATAATTCTATTAGATTTGGAGTGATGTGATACCCTTAAACGCAAATTCGCTTTCAGAGCGAAAGGGCGATCTGCGAAGCAGAAAGATCGCAAGGTTTGGTTTGGTGATATCTCTGTTCATTGTCATTGAAACTGCCTTTGTAAAGATTGATCCCGTTCATGCTACTGATAATCATGTAATGAACTTAAAGCTGTTCGCTTATCATTCCTTTAAGACATATGATCAATTTGATTGTTATAACTACCTTGTATTCAAAGAGAGTTCTTGGAACTACAAAGCCCGGAATAATAGTCATTATGGACTTGGACAGATAAAGAATAAGTTAGTGTTGAAGCAAACACCAAGAGAACAAATACTATTTCATATGAAGTATATTGGTCATAGATATGGTTATGTAAATGGAGAACCTAATGCTTGTAAAGCAGCTGAACACTTTGATAGTAAAGGCTGGCATTGAGTAGATCAGCGTTAAGAGATAGTGGATCGACCAGACAATGGCGAAACATAAGACAAAGAATACTCAGGAGAGATGGGCACATCTGTCAATACTGTGGGCAGGAAGCAGATACAGTTGATCATGTGATACCAAGACGGCTAGGCGGATTAGATAGTGATGATAATCTAGTTGCTAGTTGCAAGAGATGTAATTTAAGCAAGGGTGGGCGGTTTTTTGTGAGCAAGAGAACAC